GCTTCCAGAGGATACATAGCGCCGACCTCCGGTCGGATAGTACGCCGGGCATCTAGCATGTGCAACATCATTTTACCGCGCAGTCCTGGCTGAGACGGGAAGAGTATTGCCACATTGACCTCCTGGCAGCAGATAGTACCACTAAACGTCTAACATGAGTAATCTCATTTTCCCCAGCTTCACGGCGACAAACGGCGGCCCGGCGTGGCCTGTCAAAAAGACGCCATCATTCCGCACCATCGTTCAGATTCCGGCCAACAATCGCGGTGAGAATCGCATCTCGCTCACGCCCTACTCGATTTGGAAGTTTGAATTGGCTTTCGAGTTGCTGAAGGGCGACTATGCGACGGCATCCGCGCTGCAGACGCTCGCCGGATTCATGGGACAGGTAGGCGGCGCGAATCTCGATTGGCTCTACGATGATCCGTATGACGATACGGTGACCCAGGCGATGGGCGTATTCGGCTACGGCGACGGTGCCACCACACAATTCCAGTTGCAGCGTCAGGTGGGCAGCCTCAACGACATCGTCCAGAACCTGAAGGGCGCGCCGTCCATTTATGTTGGTGGGACGCTGCAGACACCATTCGCCGGCACCGGGTCGGCCGCGCTTTATTGGATAGGCCAGGAGAATCTGCTGCTGCAGTCGGCAGCGTTCAACCTCTCGCCCTGGGCGCTTACCAATAGCGGTGCATCGAACCCGACGGTGACGGCCAACTCGACGACGGCTCCTGACGGTACGGCGACGGCGGACACGATCGCTTTTCCGAGCACCGTGTCGGGACCAGGAGAGTCGATCATCTATCAATTGTTTCCTTCTGGTATAAACGCTCAGGGCGCTCAGTTTACTTTTTCGATCTGGTTGAAGTGTGCATCCGGTACGCAGCAAGTGTCACTGAACGTCGGTGGATGGGTTTCGGGAGCTGTTACACTCGTGACCGTGACGACCACGTGGACGAGATATTATGTAACGGGAACGTTTGACTTGCTGCAGAACGGAAACTTCGCAGTTATAATCTCCACTTACAACCAAGTCGCGCAGACGGTCTACGCTTGGGGCGCGCAACTCGAACGGTCACCCGCTGCCACGGGATATTTGCCAACGACAACTGCTCAGAACATTCCAAATGGCATCGTTACTTTTGCCACCGCACCTGCAGCTTCTAGCAAGCTCACTTGGACCGGCGGCTTCTATTTCCGCTGCCGCTTCGAGGAAGACGAATGGGCTGATTTGCAAGAGTTCCTTTATCAGCACTGGGAAATGTCGAGTCTCAAGTTTCGTTCCGTCATCCTGTGAAAAATCTTCCTGCAGGGCTTCTCGCGTTTCTGCAATCGAACAACGTGTTCGGCAGGGCCGACCTTTTCCAGATCACTCTCGTCAACGGCCAAGTCCTCCGCACCACGAACAGCCAGGTCAATCTCACCTACGGCGGCAACATTTTCTATTCATCGCTCTACGGTGCCTGGCAGCGCGGCGTGCTGAAGATGGAAGCCTCGTTTAGCCTTGCTGCGAACGACATGCCGCTGACCGCGATGCTCCCGGCTTCGATTCTTTTCCCTGGGACGAACATTCCGATGATGCAGTGCCTGACCGCCGGGCTGTTCGATGGAACAGCCGTCACGGTCTACACAGCCTACTGGGCACCAGGCGAATCGCCGAATACGACTCGCGGCGTGGAAATCAAATTCGTCGGACAGATCCTCGATTTCAAGCAGACCGGGCGCTCGATTGTGGAGTTCACTGTCGCGGACCTCCTCTATCTGTTGAATCTGAAAACGCCGCCGAAACTCATTCAGGCTTCCTGCCGTCACACGCTCTACGATGCGAACTGCACGCTGGTCAAATCCGGGTTTTCTGTTTCGCGCACCGTGGCCGCAGGTTCAACAACGCAGACCATCAACCTGAACTCGGCTGTAACCGCTTCGGTATACGCCTTGGGCTTCATCACGTTCACGTCTGGTGCCAATGCGGGAATCACTATGAGCATCAAGTCACAGCCTTCGACCACGCAGATTGTGCTGGCTGGATTCACGCCGCTGCCGCTGGCCGTTGGCGATGGCTTCACGATGTATCAGGGCTGCAACAAGACGCAGGCGCGCTGCAGCCAACTCGGAAATTTACTCAACAATGGGTCAGAGCCTTATGTACCCAATCCAGAGGTAGCAGTGTGACAGAAGACGAATCCCGCGCGCGTATTGTCGAAGTCGCAAAGAGTTGGCTGAACACTCCGTTCCACGACTGCGCCGGCATCAAGGGCGTCGGCGTGGACTGTGCCTATCTGCCAGTCTGCGTGCTGAACGAATCCGGCCTGAAGCTGATCCCAAAACCGCCGGAATATGCGCCGCAGATGATGCTGCACAGCGATGAGGAGCTTTACCTCCAGTTGATTTTGCGGTACATGCGGGAAATCATGGAAGCAGAAGTGAAGCCGGGCGACTTCGTGCTCTATCGCGTGGGCCGCACGTTCAGCCACGGCGCCATCGTTGCCGAATGGCCCAACTTTGTGATTCATCCGGTGCGCGACCGCGGCGTGATCGGTTCACACGGCACCAAAGAGGGATTTTTGCGGCGCAGGCAGCGGCGGTACTTCAGCCTTTTCTAAAATGGGTTTCGGCCAAAAACAGCAAGTCATTCAGAAGTACCACGCGATCCGCACCAATGCTGCCATCCTCGGGATTCCTATTCCTATCCTGATCGGACAGAACAGGCTCACCGCAAAGCTGATCTGGTACAACGACTTCACAGCGAACAAAGCAAAGCAGCAGGGCGGCAAGGGGCTTGGCAAAGGCGGCAGCCAGTACGTCTACACGGCTTCCATCATGGCGGCGCTCTGTCATGGGCCTCTGAGTGCCCTCCTAAGTGTGTGGGACAATACCGGGCGCTTCGTCGTCCAAGGCGTCACGGAATCCTACACCGTGGGCTCGCCTTACACGTATACGCCCACCTACGCCGCTGCATTTGCGTCTGACCAGGGAGTCGCGGCAGTCACAGCCTACAGCTATTCAGGGATCAACGATTATGGCTCGCCCGGAGCGATCACGCTGGCTGGCAACACGCCAGTCGGCATGACGCCTACCACGGGCACGCCCAGCGCAGGGCAGTACAAAGTCAATCCCGCCACGGGCGTTTACACGTTTGCGTCCGCTGACGCAGGCAAGAACGTCCAGATTTCGTATGGCTTCTACCGCTACATTCTCGCAACGGAAGAACTTTCCATTGTTCCGTTCTCTGGTCCGTATACGGTCACCGTTCAAAACTCAGCTACATTCAACACGGACCTTGGCGTCAAGTATTATCCTGGTGGGAACGCTTTCACGAAAGTTTCCAGCGGGCCGACGGTTGGCCAGTATTCGCAGTCTGGAGGCACCTACACCTTTGCGGCAGCCGATACGGGGCAGGGAATTGTCATCAATTACCAGTATGCTGATCCAAACACCGACAACAACGCGCCCAGTTCGATCAATCTGACGCTCATCGGCGGCGGGCAAGGTCAGTCGCCCTGGTCCTACCTGACCTCGAAGCATCCATCGCAGGCACTGGGGTACACCCAGTTGGCGATGATTGCGTCATCACAGCTCTACCTCGGCTACTCGCCGGAACTTCCCAACTACAATTACGAGGTCGCTGGGGCCTACCAAGTCGGCGGCGGCATCCTTGATGCGAATCCGGCCGACTGCATCACGGCGATTCTTTCAGATCCTGGCTACGGTATCGGCTTTCCGCTCGCCAGCATCGGCGACTTGACGTTGGCGCGGAAATGCTGGACCGCGAACTCGTTCTTCATCTCGCCAGTTCTGGAGAATCAGCAATCCACGGCCAGCGTAATCGGCGAATGGCTCGAAGCTGGCATGGTGGGGGCCTACTGGTCCGAAGGGCTTCTGAAGTTCGTTCCCTACTGCGACACCTCGGCAGTTGGACACGGCGTGCTGTATCAGCCCTCGACTACGCCTGTGGCCAGCCTGACTGATAGTAATTTCCTGGTAGACGATAAGGCCGAGGACCCCGTGAAGGTCACGCGGACGCCTTACATGGACGCCTACAACCGCGTGTCGGTGTCCTATTCGGCGCGAGTGAACGACTACAACCCCGAAGTGGTCTATGAACAGGATGACGCTTCGATTCAGCGCTACGGATTGCGGAGCGAAGACTCGCAGTCCTGGGACTTCATCACGACGCTGCTGGCCGCACAGTACGCGGCTTCCATGCGCCTGCAGCGCAACGTCTACATCCGCAACACTTACGAGTTCCGCCTGCCTTCCTCGTTTGCGTTCCTCGAGCCGATGGATGTCGTCACGATCACAGATTCCGTGCTGGGCTTGAACGGTGCGCCAGTGCGCATCCAAAAGATTGAAGATGACCCGGAAAAGGGTTTGTCCATCGTGGCGGAAGACTTCATCTGGGGCGCGGCGGCGCCAGCCTACAATCCGAAGGACACGAACAATCCGCCGGCGCCGCTGCCTGGCCAGGAGGATCCCGGAAACACGCAGGCAGTGATCTTTGAGGCGCCCGGGCGCCTCGGCCTGCAGCAGGGAAATATGCTGTACGGGTTCGTGAACGGCTCGAACGAGAACTGGGGCGGTTGCCACGTCTGGGTGAGTTTCGATGGCACGAATTACCAGCTACAAGACACGGTGAACTTTCCCGCACGTATGGGCACCTTGGTGGCTGGCCTCGCCGCCTATGGCGGGGCAAATCCTGATACAACGCACACGCTAGCCGTGGCCATGACGGACGACACGCCATTGTCCAGCACGACTAGTGGGGGAGCGGCGGCAAACGTCACCCTTTGTGCAATTGTGAGCGCAGGACCAACTCTTGAGCTCCTCAGCTACCAGACGGCCACACTCGTTGCCGACCAGCAGTACAACCTCACCACACTCTATCGCGGAATATATGGCACGTTGGCAGGCGCGCACCTCACTGGCGATCTGTTCTGCCGATTGGACGAGGCATCGTTCCAGTTTCAATACGACCCCACCTACGTCGGGAAGAACATCTGGTACAAGTTCACGAGCTTCAATCTGCTCGGACAGAACGAGCAGAACCTCGCCAACGTAACGGCATACGAGTTCGCGTTGCAGGGGACGACCGGGGCGATCGAGATGGATACGGGATACCTGGGCATCGTCGCGCCTGGCTATGCCGCGTACCGTCCGCTATCGAATCCTCTGATGGGCCACGACGCGGGCTCCAACGCGACGATCAACGTCGCAGCGTTCTCGATGGCGCTGGCGGGCCATGTGAACATCAGCTACAACTCGGGATCAATCACCGCGCTCGCGTACAACACGCTCTATTACGTTTACTTCGACGATTCTGGCGTTCCGGCCTTCGGCGGGAGCGTCAGCTATACCGCGACGACAACGAAGGAAGATACCTACGGCACGACCCGATTCTTCGTCGGCTCGATCCAGACACCGCGCGCCGGCGCGCCGGACACGACTGGCAACAACGACGGCGGCAACGGCTCGCAAGGCGGCATGCTGAACATCATTACCCCAAGTTCTACGGCAGCGACTGTCTCCAACGGCAATCACACGATCACGAATCCGAACTTTGCCCTTGATGGCGACATGACCAGCTTCGCTAACTTGTCGATAACGACCAGCGGCTCAGGCGGCGACGCGATCGCGTTTCGCTGTTCGGCGCCTCCTAGTATTTTGCGCCATTATTCAAGCGTGACAGTGAAAGTCAGGATGCGCTGCTTGACGAACAACCTTACCGGAGGCTCGCAAATCGTGCTCCTCCAAGTATTCGAGAATAAATCGGGCGGCTTCTATTCTGAGCCCTTGAATTTGGGACCGGGTGCAACTCAATCGCTTACGACGTTCAGCGTCAGTGTTCCGACTAATATCAGCCTCTCGAACGTCATCGTCGAGGTCGATGTTCAAGACAGCGGAGCGAACAGTACGCCAGGGCAGGTCGTCACCGTGGACATCGCGGAAATATGGATCGAGGCCATCGAATGAAAACTTTTAAGGACGTAAAGATCAGCGACGCATACAGCGCGGACGTTGATGTGACAGAGCGCAAGGACGGCTCGATCCTATTCGTAGCCACGTGCGGCGAGACGCGACGCGAGCACGTCATGGCGCCACAGCCCAACCACGAATACAGCGAGGAGCAGTTCCTGAAAGACATCGACGAGGCGAAGATGAACGTCGCCAAAGAAGTCGCTGGCCACGAACATCAGAGACTTTTGCGCAGCAAATTCTTTTCCGAAGGAACCTGACGTGCCCAGCACTAAAATACGTATTTTGGCGATTTGCATTTGTCTCGTTGCTCTTTTCTGTCTCTGCACTATGAGTGTGCGCGCGTGGCAAGTTTCCCATGAGGAAATAAAATCGGAATTGCGGGTGATCGAAGCCCAGCACAGTGTCCTGTCCAGCCAAATTTCAGTACAGGACGAGCGTCTAAAGGAGCTTGATAAACAGATCGAAGATTTCAGGCAATCGAAGATTCCCGAACGCCTAGCCAGGGTTGAAGAGACAAATGAATTGAATAAGCAGCTCCTCATCGGAATCGTTATCGCATTGCTTGGACTCATCGGTGAGCGAGTTTTGATGCACCTTGGGGGATTCAGAAAAGTCTAACAGTGGATGCCATCAGTCTCACGCGGCTGCAGACCGTTCACCCGGAACTGCGGCGCCGCATCCTCCAGCTCGATCAGCTTCTTACCGCCAGTTCGCTCGCAATCCATCTTCGCGTCACCCAAGCGTTGCGCACCTGGCCGGAACAGGCGGCGCTTTATGCGAAAGGCCGCACAGCGCCGGGTCCGGTCGTAACGAACGCAAAACCGGGCTCTTCGATGCACAACTACGGGCTCGCCGTGGATTGCTGCCCGGACCTGCCAGGGATGCCCACATGGCAACCGGACTGGTCAACCGTTGATGGCCGTTGGAAACAATTTCTCTCGCAGGCTCTAAGCGTCGGACTGGCCGAAGGCGCGCAGTGGCGCACATTTCCCGATGCACCCCATCTTTCTTTGCTGGAACTGCCTGCGGACCCTGATGACAATCTGCTGCAGCTTTTGACGGACGGCGGCATTCAAGCCGTCTGGGACTGGGTCGATCAGACGTATGGATTCTCAAATTAAAAGGAGAAAGCAACAATGACAGTGTTCATGCATTTGCTTTATCAGTTCCTGCTTCTCATCGGTCAGGCCGTCAACCTGTTCGGTGGGATCATTCCCGCGAAATATCAGCCCCTGGTGGCGTTCACTCTTGGCTTTTCCCAATTAGGTCTCGCACTCTACAACCACTACTACAATCCCGATGGCACTCCGGCCAAGGTGGCCTACATCGCCAAAGTAGTCATCCTCTGCCTGCTCATTTCTGGTGTGGCAATGGCGCAGACTCCGGCAGCTCCCGTTTCTCAGCCCTGGTCTTTGAATACGAATGTTCTGTCGCTGCCTGGCAACCATCAGACGATCGCGGCCAATGATAGCGGATTGGCATTCACACCGACGCCCAACCTCGACATCTACGATCGCAACTTAATCAGTACGGACGGGGTGCTGAAGGTCTTCTCTGGCGGGGTGAATTATCGGGTTGCATGGCTGAACAAGAAGCTCGATAGCATCAGCCCGAACGTGAATTTTCTTCGAGTTCAGACCTTCGTTACCGCGGGCGCTGGCGTCGATCAAGTGACTCTGGCGGGCGTCACTAAAAACCACTACGCCTTCACGGCTGGCGGGGGTGCCAACTACATGCTGACCCAAAGCGGATCGTGGACGCTTGGCGGAAGTGTCGAGTGGGCGAAGTTCCCCGGCTATCAAAACAACGGGCTCATCGTGAAGTTTGGGCCGACATTCCACTTCTGAGGCGCGTCGTGCTGACCACAGAACTTATCGAGTTCTTGAGCAAGAATCCGGTTACTGATGATCAAGGCTACAACCTGATTATCGGCGACATCTATGAATGCGTCACCGAGAAGGAAATTGCTGAGCCTGCTGCGCAGAAGCTGGTCGGCTACTTCATGTACAAAATTCAGTCCGTCTTGCTTCCGGTGATTCGGAACTTGCAGTCGGGGCGCTAACATGGATAACGATCCCCAGAGGACAACCGAAGGTATGCCCAACACGATACCGCGCCTGTCGGTGAGAGTGACGGAGGCTGTGTGCAGATGGCTTGGCGAGCACGACGTCCCTCTCGATCCGCAGATAGAGCTGGCGCTTGTAGATGTGGTGCAAAAAGCGCTGATCGCAGAGATGTGACATGGGCGGACTCATCAGCGGCGCGATCAGCGGCATTGGCGGGCTGATCCTGTCCAAAATCGAGCACGGGGAGATTCAGAACTGGATACGCCTGCTTCTCTCTGTGTTCTTTTCCGCGTTCATCGGCTTCTTTGGACCCTGTGGCTTCCTGCTCATCGCAGGGAAGCCCTGGGCCATCGCAATCGGCTGGGGCATGGTGTGGATGACCGTCTGCGTTTTTTCGCTACTCCTGCGCGACCCCAGGGGCCGCACCCTCATGCTCGTCGTGCCCCAGTCCATCACCAAAGCCTACCAGCAGGGAATTGACGGTACTGGGACTACCGTAATAGAACCGAGTAAAAAATGAGCACACCACTGACACCGGAACAAATCGCTCAGGCGCAGGTCAACGCTTCGCACCATTATTACCTCCAGCGGGTACTGACCGGTATGGACGACTTCGTGAACGTTCTTGCGGACGGCAATCTGGACGAAACGATATCGGCCCGCGCGCAACGCTATGCCGCAAAGGGCAACGAGTTCGCCAAGCTGCTTAACTGGGGACTGGGCGAGATTCAGAAGAAGCACGGACTGCTGGCCAATGCCGGGGATCTGGAACGTGCGCAAGAGGAAGAAGCCCGCGCCAAGGCCGCCCTCGGCGCATAACTGCCTGATGCCTAAGAAGTAAGCGCCCGCCCCGATTGCGTCGGTTTCCTATCTTACCAGTCCTCTTTCCGCCCCTCTAAATTTCCACAAAAATAGTTTAAAATAGTGCTTGACAGGCGTTTAACAAAAGTGGATACTCCCACCATGCCAAGAGAGAACCGAGTAAAGACGACAGGCTTTAGGGCAACTCTTAGCGAGCGCAAGGCGATTGAAAATCAGGCCAAGCGGCTAAATCTTCGCCTCTCTGAATACGTGCGACTTTGTGTTCTGAATGATATTTCCGTGCGGCAATCAAAAGGGCAGGTGGCCTAGCCATGAATGCCCGCCAATTCCAAGTTAACATAATATCTGTAGGCAGGACCCAAAATCCTCATTTTAGCCGCCGCATAGTCAATTTTCTGCGGTTATCGAGCAGCCACCTAGCGAATCTTGCTTCCGCAAGATCGTCCACGGCGCGCTCGAAGTTTACACGTATTTCCTTCCGCAAGTTTGCCGCATGGTTGAGCCGCGAAAGTTCGTATTCCCCAATCACGCCGTTCGATGAATCCAACAGAAACCGAAATGGAATGTCCATATTTTCCTTTCGGGACGCCGCGAAGTTACCAGTAATTAAAATAGAATCCAATAGTACATCTTACGTAGTAGTAATATGCGTAGTAGCACTCGCGTTGCTTCTTCCAATCCCAGCGTTGACTAACGATCTTCCGATCTCGCCAGAACCGAAGCGAGTTGTGCAAACGCGGTATTGGGATAAGCACACAAAGATTGCGCTGGCAACAACGGCCACGCTGCTGACCTTTGACGCTGCGCAGACCTGCAACAATCTGGGGCACAGAGGACACGAGGATTTTCTGCCAACGCAGAAGTGTGGTCCGGCCGTGGTGATGATGGCCGCGCAGGACGGCGCCCTGTGGCTCGCGTCATATTGGGCACACAGGCACAACCACCACAAGATTGAGCGGCTTTTACAGTGGTACGGGCCTGCGGACAACGCCGTGGCGATCGCATACAGCAAGAAAAACGGGGGGTGGTGATTTTCAGGAGGGGCGCATGGCAATCATCGGATTGACGGTCAGTGAATCAGGCGAGGCGATTCAGCGCCTGGCTGTGACGACGAAAGTGGCGATCGGCGAAGTGGTCAGCACGGCGAATGGCACCAGGCCGAACAAGCTGGACCACTTCATTTTCCTGCGCAAAAGCACAAAGCTGGAATGGGAACTCGACCAGGAACTGGTGAAGCACTACGGCCACGAATGCCGTGAGTTCTGGATCATCCTGCTTGACGACGAAATCGAGAATGTCTTCCGCACTGAGTACGCTTGGTGGAGCAGGACGGAGAAAAAGTGCTGGGGCGATGGCAGAGAAGCCACCCGCCGCACAGAGAGGGCACCAGATGGCGAAGATTGGACGCCCTGTGGCGATGCTTGCAAAGACCTCGAAGCAGGTACCTGCAAGCCTTCCGGCGACCTCTACTTCGTTCTGGCCGAATTTCCCCGCCTGGGCGCGCTCTGCCGGCTGCACACGACTTCCTACCGCTCCATCCGCCAGATCCACTCCGCGCTGGAACAGATCCGCACCGTGACCGGCGGCAGGCTTGCAGGCATTCGCTGCAAATTGGTCGTGCGCCCGGAAAAGGCCGCATACATGGACACGGCCAAGGGCAAGAAAGTTTCCACGACAATCTACGCCCTGAACATCGAACTCTCCGCCCAAGACATGAACCGCCTGGTTTCCACGATGACGGAGCACGCTAAGTTGTTTGAGCAGACCAAAAAGCTACTGGGGAGTGGCCGCAAGGTGGAGTTGGTAGCAGAGAACGAGCCGGAAACCGAACGCGCGCCGGATGTGGCCCAGGAGTTTTACCCCGAGAGCGAGATTGCCGCGGTGCCGGCCGTGCAGCAACCAACGCGCAGGTCCGAATATGTGACCACTACAATTCCGGCAGGCATACAACAGCCAGCAGTCCAGTTCATTTCCTCCGAACAGCGTCGCGCCTTCTATGGCGTTTGCGTCGAGACTGGCTGGGGCACGGAGCAGGTCAAAAACATTCTGATGAACAAGTGGGGCATCAGGTCGAGCGCGGAGATCCCGCCCACCCTCTATGACGAGGTTATGCGGAGGTTCAAGAGCGTACAGATGGATGAGCCAGAAGACTTCAAAGCCGGTGACGAAGATATTCCCTTTTGACCATGGTGACCGCATTCCAATTCGTCGAGGAAACGCACACGTACCTGCGTGGCGGCAGAATCATCCCTTCTGTCACGCAGGTACTGCAGGAAGTCGGTCTGGTGGATTACAGCCACGTTGAGCCGGAAGTTCTGGATGCAAAGGCGCGACTCGGAACAGCGGTACACAAGGCCGCGCACTATTTCGATGAAGACGACCTCAATCGTGAGTCCGTTGTATCGGAAATCGTTCCCTACCTGACCGCATGGATGCGATTCAGGGAAGAAGCACGATTCACGCCGCGCAAGTGCGAGACCCGCGGCATCGCCACGATCGACGGCATGGAATATGGCTACACCTTCGACCGCGACGGCTTCCTGGGCGAAAAGCCAGTGCTGCTGGACATCAAGTGCACGGCGGCAGTGGAGATCAGTTGGGGGCCGCAGACAGCGGCTTATGAGCACGCACTGCGCCAGCAGGATGGCATCGTGCGCCAACGCGCCGCAGTTCATTTGAAGCCGAACGGCACTTATTCACTGTGCCTGTTCAAAGAGGCGCGGGACTACCAGGTTTGGAAGTGGGCCCTGGCGCTCGTTTACTGGAAACAATCGAAAGGAAAGTGACATGGCAACAGCAATCATCACTCCACAGGAAGTTGAGAGGTTAGTCCCTGCGGTTGTGGCGCAGGCGAATCAGATTGTTGTGAAGGACGCGGAGCAGTACGAGTTCGCGTGCTCTTTTCTGACCCTCGTGGCGAATCGGAAAAAACAGGTCGCGGACGTCTTCGACCCGATCGTGAAGAAGGCATACGACACGCACAAGGAAGCGGTGGCACAGAAAAAGAAGTTCATGGAGCCATTGGAGCAAGCCGAAATTTCCGTCAAGAGCAAAGTGACGGTCTGGAGGCAGGAAGAGGACCGCAAGCGCAGGCAGGAAGAACTGCGGCTGGCCGAAGAAGCGCGCAAAAAACAGGAAGAGGACGCGCTGGCAGAAGCGGCACAACTCGAATCGCAGGGCGACAAGGAACTGGCCGACCTGGTTCTCGAAAATGCCGCGCAAGCGCCTGCACCGGTGGTGAGCGTTCCGACTTCAGTGCCGAAGTTTGATGGTGTGGCCAGTCGGACGAACTGGAAATGGCGGAAGAAGGGCAGCGAACTGGACGCGATCAAGGCGCTGGTGAAGGCAGCGGCCGCTGACGACAGGTTGCTGGGATTTCTGCAGTTCAACGAGACCGCGATCGGCTCCGTGGTGCGCAGCCAGAAGAGTTTGACCAATATACCGGGTGTGCAAGCGTACCCCGAGAACTCTGTCTCTGTTCGTGGTTGAAAGAGATTCCCACGGCGTACTGGGAATAGCGTGACGGCCCGGAGCCTCTGGCCCTGAACGAGTCAAGGTAAGACCGGGCCGCATGCGAAAGCGGGGGAAGTAATGGATGGTCTGATTCTTGGATTGATTCTGATCGCGATAAGCGTTTGGCTTCACATTCAGCACCACGCCCCAGCCGGCCGCACCGTCGTTTCCATTCCGATCAAAGAGTCTGTGCTGTGCGCGAACTGCGAGTACATCACGCCGTCAAAGCATTCCACCTGTCAGGTCTGCGGGTCCACATCGCTCCTCAATCTTGCCCGCGTCTTACAAGCGCGCCAGGCAAAAGTGATAGCAATGCCGCGGGGCTGGTCCTATGGGCCGAAACGGAGGGAAGCATGGCCACATTAACGAGAAGTCTGAAAGCGATTGGAGCCTGCAAAGAATCAGTTGTTTGGGCGAAGAATTACAAAACGCTGCGCGCCGCGTGGAAAGCCTGCGAACGCGGAGACTGGATGCTGTGGCTGTGCGGAAAGATGCAAGGAAAGAAAGACTGGCCGACGCGACAACAAATTGTCCTGGCGTGCTGTGATTGCGCGGAATTGTCGCTGAAGTCGTTTGAGGATAAGTACCCGGACGACAAACGGCCACGACTGGCCATCGAAGCGGCGCGGAAATGGGCTAAAGGGGAAGGTACGATTGAGGATGTGCGGAGCGCCGCCGCCGCCGCCTGCGCCGCCTACGCCGCCGACGCCGCCTACGCCGCCGCCTACGCCGCTGCCTACGCCGCCGCCTACGCCGCCGCCTACGCCGCTGCCTGCGCCGCCGCCTACGCCGCTGCCTGCGCCGCCGCCTGCGCCGCCGCCTACGCCGCCTACGCCGCCGACGCCGCCGACGCCGACGCCGCCGACGCCGCCTACGCCGCACGGCTCCGCGAATCCGCTGACATTTGCAGGAAGCAATTGAAGATTCCTGCGAGCATCGGAGCTTCAAAATGATCGTGGACACTAACAACAGCTTCGATGTTTACGTCAGTGAGAACGCCATGATGGAGATCCACTGCGGCCCGAACATGACCGTGGTGCAAACTTTCGGGGAAGACTGGACGAGCGCTCCTCTTGTCCAAATCCACCCGCCTTCCCTGATGCAGCAACAGACCGGGGCTTCCACTGCCCCTCGGAAGTCCCGGCCGCTGCAAGTGAAGCCGGGAATCTCCTGGTCCTGGGGCATCGTCGTGGCGATTCTGGCGAGCCTGTGTGCATGGGGCATTTTGCTTTTGAGGTGACGCAGAAATGTCAAACGGAACAGCACTGATCGCAGCGTTGTCAAAGTTGTCAAATGGAACACTACTGATTGCAGCGTTACTGACCGCTCTTCTCGTGTGGCTAATCGTCATATGGGATGAATTAAGAAAAGGGAGGAAACATTTGGGAACAGGACTTTCAGGATTGCAGGCAGCAGTAGCAGGACTCACGGCCAAGGTGACTACGGTTGACGCAGATGTGAAGAAACTTTTGGCCAATTCCACGCCAGGACCGGGGCCAGGGCAAGTCATTGTGAATCAGGCTGACATTGATTCGCTTACTGCGTCCGTGGGTGCCGCCACGGGCGTACTGGCAGCCGATGACACGGCGGTCAATCCGCCAGCGCCCGCATCAACCACTTAACCCTCCAACCGCGAGGGCGGCGCGAATAGTAACCGCCCATTTCGAGGCCCACATGATCGACCTATTGACCATCACGCCATCGCAGTTGCATGCGGAGATCACGCAACTCCTGGCCGCAAAAACCGGCTGCGAAGCCACATGGGAACAACATCCCCAGGCGCTGAGCTCCGACGAGTTGCGGGAGATTCGATTGGGAATCGAGAACATGCTCGTCCGGCACATCGTTTCGGCCTATCTGGCTGAGGCGGGGAATCGGCGATGAGGCTGCTTGACCTATTCTGCGGGCGCTGGGGCTGGAGCAGGGCGTTTGCTGCGCGGGGATGGGAATGTGTGGGCATGGATTTGGTTGAGTCGCCCGAAATCCCCCAAGGTTGCACATTTTGGAAATGTGACGTACTTGAACTCAGCGCGGGCATCTTCCTTCGGAATGATTTTGACTTCATCGTAGCCAGTCCACCTTGCGAGCAATTTAGCGTTCACGGCATGAAGCACTTCCACCCGAATCCGCCCTATCCAGAACTGGCCATCAAGCTGTTCAATCACACGCGGAAACTCTGCGAAGCGAGCGGCGTGCCCTATGTAATGGAGAACGTGCGTTATGCACAGGGATTTGTTGGTAACGCCGAGAATCACTGCGGGCCGTTTTACCTTTGGGGAAACGCGGTCCCACCAATTATGCCGCAAGGAATCAAGAAGGGATTCCAGACTGGTGGAAGCATCATTCAGAAACTCAAGCGAGTTGATCGGCAAGCACTCACAGAATAGCGCAAGTTGAATGATGGCTCCTGGTCAAGCAGTGGCAGCGAGAAACGCAAGGAATGGACGGCGAAAATGGCCACTATCCCTCCCGAACTGGCGAACTGTGTGGCGGATTATGCGGAGCGGTTGCTGGAGCGAAAGCTGGTGACAGCATGATCTTCCTCCTCAAACTCGTGCGCGGGCCACGCTGCGAAGGATGCGGGGCCGTTGACAATCGCTTTGTAAGCCGGGACACGCATTTATGCATCGAGAACGGTTGCTGGGGAATCGCGCAGAAGGTAGCCGAGCGCAAAGCAAAACTGGAAGCGACCTTGAGCCTGCGCTTTGCCATGCCGGTCGAAAAGATTCGGGAATTTAGAGAGTTATTCCAACGATGAGCATTCCGCAGAAACGCGAAGATCTGGTGGCGATGGGTTATGTCTTCGACGGCGAGGGCAATTGCAGGGGCTGCGGCGCTTACATCGAATGGTGGGTCACCCCTCGCGGAAAAAAGATGCCGATGAGTGTCAAGGACGTGAAGGACGAAACGAAAGTTTTCCCGCAGCCAGTGCTCTACACGATTCGTGTGCCGCATTTTTCCGATTGTCCAGAGGCGTCGAGTTTCAGGAGGAAGGCATGAAAAAAAAGAATAGTCCGGAAGTGCATTTACCGAAACAGGCGCCAAAGAAAACAAGAAAGCGCGGCATCCAGCCGCTCGATCCCGTAGCTGACTTTGACACGCCCGTCAAGAACGAGGAGTTGCAAGCCTTCGTGGAGACAGCCGGCGACACGGAGCAGCAACGCGAAGAGAAGCGCAAGAAGCGCAAAGCTGCTGGCCAATCACAAGTACCGCCGAGCGAGCGCGGCAAGACAGTGCGCTTGCCTGGAATGGAAGACCCTGCAATCGAAGAGCTTGAAGACGCCGCCAGGGAATATGCGGGTACCAGAGACGACCGCATGCACGTACTCGAAACCGAAATCGAGCTGAAAGGGAAGCTACTCGATCTGATGAAGAAGAACAACAAAGAACTCTACAAGCGCGATGGAATCGAAATCAGGCTTGTTCACGAGAAGGAAAGCGTTAAGGTCAAGGTAAAAAAAGACGACGAAGACTGACGTGAAGCGCCTGACCCAACGCGACAAAGTGCGCCAGCTCCTCGAGGAGCGTGCCGGTCAGTGGGTGCCATGTTACCTGCTGGCGGCGATCTCGCTGCAGTACAACGCCCGGGTATTCGAGTTGCGCGCGGAAGGATTCGAGATCCTGAACTCCACGCAGAAACGCACCGACGGCACGGTCTATTCGTGGTTCATGCACCCGGCGCCAAAAGGACAAATGAGTTTGCTAGATGTGATTGATCGAAGAGAGCAGGCGAATGCCTAAGCGGATCGTGGACGGGGATTCGATTGCGACCTCGCAGAAGCTGCGTGAGGTGATGCCGCTATCGTTTCGCGCCGAATATGCGCTCTTGGTCACCCTGGCATTAGCCAACGGTTCTTTTGAGTGTTGCCCGACGCAAATCTGGTCCCGAGTGTACAGCTTCAACCGCCCGGACATCTTCCCCGATACGGTCAAATCTATCCTCGATGAGTACGAGCGCGTGAGGCTGCTTTTCCGTTGGCATGAGCCAGATGGCAAAGAATGGGGCTATTGGGTCGGAATTGAGAAGGAAGGACGCCTTCCACCACCTAGCCAAAGAATAAAAATGGTATGTGGTAAGGTGCCGCCCGCTCAAGAACTTAGGGAGTTTTTGCATCCTAGGACTCTCTTAGGGGCTTCCCTAGGACAATCCTCGCTGGGTTTGGTAGGGGTAGGGTTAGGTTTGGTAGGGGTAGGGAATACGTCAAAACCTGCGGCTGACGCCGCTGTGTGTGCCTCTCCAGAGAATCTTTTAGCAATCTACGATCAGAAGCGCGGAAGCCTGCCAGGAGTGAGGGAGTTATCCCCACAGCGCCTGAGTAAGTGCCGCCAGCGTCTTCTGAATCATAAAGTAGAGACGCAAAAGTACCTGTCGGAATTTGAGCAAAGCGTTGAGCACGCGAGCCGTATTGGCTGGCCAACGTGGACGCCAACGTTCGACTGGTTCATCGCCAACGACACGAACTATCTGAAGGTGTTGGAAGGGAACTATGACAAATGGGAACTGACCGGGAGTTCCCCGGTACTTGCCGAAGCAAGGGCTGGAGAAGGAAATCGAAACCCAACTCCCGAACAAGCAGAGCGGACCAACAGGGAACTCAAGGAGCTCGAAGCGAAATATCCAGACCTCGCGGGGAAAACGAAATGACTGAGCCCGCAGTGGTGACAAAGCCGAACCTCAACCGCGTGAAGCTCTATGCGGTGCCGGTGGAGGAGCTGCTCAAGGTGTTCGTTCACGGCCAGGAGATCCACTGGCAAGTCACCGAAGGCTTCCCGCCGGATGCGAAAGCGCTTCGCACGGCGTTCAACCGCGAGCGCAATACATTTTTCATGCTGGTTTACAGCGAAAGTTTCGAGGCATTGTGGCCGACGCCACAGATTCCCGAGGGCCGTGTCCAAGTCGAACCAATTCCGAAGGTGGAACAAAAAATAGGAGGAAAAGAAGCATGAGCAACATTTCGAGAAAAGAGTACGCGATTTTCGCAGGGTGCATTCTGCTTTTGCTGTTGGGCCTCGTGGTGCTGATCGTGGGGTGCAACCAAACTCCGCCTCTGAAAGCCTTGAAGGTAGCGCCGGCGGAAAACAAAATCGCGCCGAAGGAGTTCGTCGAGCAGTGGCAGGAGTTCAAAGCGCTCAGGGACGAAATCGCCGCAATCCAGAAAAAAGAGAATCTTACCGCGAAGATTGACCAATTGAACGGCATGGCCACACGACTACAGGGCCAGGTGCCGCAGGGATACACATGGGAGGAAGAGACTCTTAGTTTCAAACCACAGATACCCGCGCTGCCGCCAGCAGCTCCAACGCCCACACCGACTGCGCCAACTCCAAAGAAACCGTGATGCCTATTTCTTCCGAGCGCGCGCAGTACCCGAAAAACTGGCGGCAGATTCGCGCCGAAGTTATGAATCGCGCGAAGAATGTTGACGGTGTCCCGCAGTGTGAATGCACAGGAGAATGTGGGTTACATCGCACGACTGGAGGCCCACGGCGTTGCGTAGAACTGCACGGACATTCGGCTAAATGGGCACAGGGGAAAGTGGTTCTCACTACCGCGCATCTCTGCCACAGCCCGAAGTGCGCAAGGCGGCGCCACCTAAAAGCGATGTGCCAGCGATGTCACCTGCGCTACGACGTGAAACTTCACAGGCAGCATCGACGTGAACGGCGCGAACGTGAAACCGGACAGATGAGGCTGCTACCGTGAGCGCCCGTCTCATCTGCGGGATCTGCGAAGCGACGTTGCGAACAGCACCAGGCCGCGGCGTCGTGTTCGTCTTGTGCGATCAGTGCTGCAGGGAATTGAAGGCAGAAATACGCGTCGGGCCAGTGTACGCAAAACTGGAAACGCTGCGCCGACCGGCAGAAAGAGCAGCATGAGAAGGAAATCGCCCATGCAGTTGAGTCTCGATTATCTGAATAAGCTTGGCTTCACTTGTCAGGTGGTCGAGAAGTGGATTCCGCGTGCGAACGTGCGGAAAGACCTATTTGATTTCGGCGACATTTGCGCCTACAAACCACAGGTGGCGATCGCGCTGGTGCAAACGACTTCATGGAGCAATTTTGCCGCGCGGAAAGCGAAGATCCTGGCGAGTCCTCATCACTATGGATGGAAAAGCTGCGGCGGCAGAATCTTTCTGCACGCATGGGGCGACAAAGGATTGCGCGAAGAAGAGCTGTGAGCCAGCGGGGCAGCCGCAAGGCTGAGGAGCGAAGTGGCAAGAGTTTTTGGGATTTGAGTTAATGACCGAGAGGAGCTATCGCACATGAAAAAAGTTTCATATATGCCAGAAACACTTGAAATAAAACTCGCTTCAATTGTGATTCACACACAGGAGCTTTTGTCTCCCGATGGGCGCGTAGCTGATAAGGAAGCATTAAAACCACTTCTGAACGATCCTGAAATTACTACGTGGCTAAAATCATTTGATAAGGCGAAGTTACTGGAGGGCAAGTGAGCATGAACGCATCTCGCACCGAATTTTGTCCAACCTGCGGAGCGGACCGCAGCACGATTCTTTGTGCCCGGTGCCACCAGTGGAAGCACTTCACGCTATTTCCCATATCCGCCGCTCCCGAATTTGCCAAGAAGCGGTACGGGCGCAGTTGTTACTGCCAAGAATGCGAAGACATTCTCAAGGACGAGCGGAGGAAGCCATGAATCTCATTGAAGCGTTGCGGGAGTTGCTTGGAAATGTTGAGCACATTCTTGAATATTGGAATGGGAATACTAACGAACGCGCAATGCACGATGCGCTTGAAGAGATTTTGGCGACAGCGGATAAGATGAAAGTCAGTTTGGAATCCCTTCTCGCCACGCATCCCGTGGGGCTCACGGAGGAACAGGTGCGTGAAGTTTTGCAGGACGTAGTTGACCTTGGAATGCACGGGTTGTGGTCTGGTAAGCGAAGCACAGTCGACAAAGCCGCCGCCCTTCTCTCGCCAGCGCCCTTTTGCCCCGAGTGTCGTGTAGTAGGAAAGCTGGGGCCAATCATTCACATGAAGAGTTGCAGCCATTACACGGAGCCAGCACCAGCCGCCGCGCCCTACAGTCCGCGAGAGGCGGCAGACATTGCCGAAGGATCAATAAACCCTGCTACGGGAAGTCCTCCAGCCGCGCCAGCGAGCGATGTGGACTTGGTAAAAAAGTGGCGCAAACAGGCCGAATGCAATGATGGCTTTCACGCTTGCACTGAAGCAGGTAAGGATGAATGTGCCGACGAGCTCGCCGCTTGGCTCCCAGTCCACGATGCCCAAGTCTGCGCCGATGCGCGGGAGAAAGCGGCGGAACTATGCGATACGCTTGCAGGTTGGATGGGATACAGAATTGCACCATGTATTCGCGCCCTCGCGGGGCCGAGCGGAGGTGGGAAGTGAGCCACATGGCAGAATTGTGGGCCAGATATAAACGCTGGAAGGTTCTGCGTAAGCAACGCACGTTCTGCTATTGCCCAGAGTGCCGCAACGAACTTTGTGGTGATGAAAAGACGGAGTGCTACGAGGGTGGCAGTTTTGTGATTTACTTTTGCGGGAAATGTCACGCAGAATCCACTTGGGATTTCGACGCACCAGTGCCACTACTCTTGTCTTGGATATTAGAGAATGGCACGCGGTTGGAGCGTTCCGCCCCGAGCGAGCGCGAGGCGGACAAGGAGAAATAAAATGCACGAGATCACAAATGAGATGTACGCAGCTTGGGCCAGAGCGCACGCGTCGAGCATGGTGGACAATGAACGTCACCGCTGCGCTCAGATGGTCAGGGACGCCATTGTGATATTGCCCACAACTCCCGAGGAGATGGAGGAGTGGTTGCAATCTCTGGCAGACGCTATCGAGGGCAAGTAAGAGTTTGGTTGCTGCGGCGCGTCAGCGTCGGTTGAGAGAGTGCGGCTACTGTCTATCGCCACTTAACTGTGGGCCTGACGGCTAGAAGCGATACAGGTTGTAGGTAAAGGCCGTGAGTGAACTCAAGGGAGCCGAAGTGGGGAATCTCGGCCAGCAACCAGCGCGGAGGGGCCGTCGCACGGAGATAGGATTGAATGACCTATCAGGCGGCCCCCGAGCGTAGAAAGGGAACGACGTGAAACTTCCGTGTCCTTACTGTGGCGGTCCTACAAAAGTTGTGGATTCGCGGTATCGGATAAAGCGTCACGTGTTGCGCCGGCGCCGCGAATGCATGAACTGCGAGAGGCGTTTCAATACCCGCGAAGTGCCTGTCCTCCGAGTAAAAAACACAACTAATAGACCAATTTCGAGTTAAGTGCATTTTCTTCATTGACGCGCCTGCTCCCCCTGCCTCATAACTCCATTATCTTCTGACGCTGCGTCGCCTTGCCGCCCAGCAATCAGCAGGGCCGGACTTTGACTGCACCAGCGTCTCTGAAAATACTTTGTCAGCGAAGCTCTACTGCCTCATCCCGCACGATTGGACGCTCGCCACACTCAATCTTCATACCTGCTCGGACAATTCCCACGCGCATCTTTCCCGCCAGCAAGCCTCTGACTACACGTCCGTCAATCTCGTAGAAACTTTGCGAGACCCTTTGCGCCGCACCAGATTGAAAGGAGTGCTGCGCCTAATCAGGATGATCCCCGTTCGCGGGCTCAGTGCGCGCGTGGGTGAACCTTTAGCCCTCGCGCTCGCCGACAGGTATCACCGCGACTGGGCTTCCACGATGCTCTCGAGTATCCAATGCCGACGCGAAACTGCAAGCACTCCGGGTGTTATCGCCTCGCCTTATCCGGCCACACCCTCTGCTATGTCCATCTAGAAAAGTTCGCACGATGCGCGAACGCAAACGGCAACCGCAACGAGTGTGCGCTGCTCGGGTGCGACCGGTTGGCGATGCGTGGCCACGCGCTTTGCGGCGCGCACGTTCAAGATTTTGCAGAGGGATTTGAGCAGGTGTGGCACGGCGGGGAATTACTGCCGAGTCAGCAGCAAAGAATGATTCGCGTGGGCCATGCGAATTATCTTGGTATGTCCAAAAGAACGCGCCCCAGTAGCGTGCGGACAGCGGGGACTTTGGCACAGAGCATCGTGCCAACTTATTCCAACGAATTGAATGGGTTAGGTCCTCTCCGCGCTGGCCGTGCCAAGCCGTGCCAAAAATCGTGCCACTTATCGGAGGCGTTAGTTGAAAGCACTCTTGCGAAAGTCAGGGAATTGAAGGCACGGATAGCACGGCTCAGGGAAATCGCGTCCGAGCGGATGCTCAGAACAGCATGGGAAACACCAAGAGAAAACGCGAGTGGCTGCGAAAGTACCACTGGCCAAAGGGAGTAAGCGGCAATCCGGGCGGTAGGCCGAAGAAGGCGCCGTTCACTGATGTCGGACGAGAACTTGCGGAAGCCACTGATCCAAAAACAGGCAAAACGTTCGCCCGTCTTGCGGTCGAGGCTCTTTTCGAGAAAGTCCTCGCAGGCGACATCCAGGCCTTCCAAGAGCTCGTCAATCGAATCGAAGGAAAAGCCACTGTGCGAATCGAGCACAGCGGACCAGAAGGCGGAAATATCAACCTCGCGCTCCCCGATGTCCAACGGCGTCTTGCCGAGTTGCTCGCCGCTGGAGGCTATCAATCGCCTGCCGCCAGAACAACAGGTCGAGGCGATGCGACTGCTGGAACTGGAGCAATTTCTAAAGGAAAAAGAAAGTCTTAGGGATCTAGCGTCTTTTTGTCAGCAAGCCTGGCCACTACTTGAGCCCGGCACGGAATTAAAGTGGAACTGGCATTTGGAGTTGATTTGCGAATATCTCACATTGGTCAAGGATCGCGTTCTTCGCCGCTTAATAATCAATGTGCCACCACAGACGGGCAAGTCGCGGCTTGTGAACGTCTTCTATCCCACCTGGTCATGGAGTCAGATTCCTACGCGGCGCTTTCTGTCCAGCTCATATTCTGGCGAGCTGTCCGAAGGCTTCAACATCGAACGCTCGAAGCTGGTCAGTTCGGAATGGTTCCAGCGAATGTTCCCCGATCAAGTAGCTCTGACACAGGAACGTCAGGACCAAATCGAGAACGCGGTGGGCGGACGCATGACAGCTACTTCGACAGGCGGCACGGCTACGGGCAAAGGCAGTCACGACGTGATTGTGGACGATCCGCTGAATCCGAAGCAGGCAGCCTCAGAGGTGGAACTGAAAAGCTCAAATCTCTTCTTCGACGATACGCTGCGCACGCGGCTATCGGACCAGGCAACGGGCGCGTTCGTCATCATCATGCAGCGCCTGGACATCGCGGATCTCACGGGGCATTTGACGGAAATGAATCCCGGGGAATGGACAGTCATCTCGCTGCCGATGGAGGCCGAGGATGCTGAAGAGTGGACTTTTCCTATTTCTGGTCGTGTTTATCGCCGTGCCGCTGGTGATTTGCTGTGGCCTGCTCGCTTTCCTGAATCTGTGGTTGCGTCGCTTAGGCGCGATGTCCCGAACTACCACGGGCAGTATCAGCAGCGACCAAGCCCCAAAGGCGGAGCCATCATCAAGGAAGAGTGGTGCCAGCACTTCTACAACGTCGTCCCCGACGGGTTCGACGAAGTTATCCAGTCCTGGGATATGTCTTTTGGAAGCAAAAGCGATGAGGCGAGTTTTGTTGTTGGGCAGAAGTGGGGACGTATTGGTGCTCGAAAACTCTTACTTGATGAAGAACGACGACGCATGGATTTCGTAGAGACAAAGCAAGCGCTGAAGAGTTTCTCTTCCCGCCCGCCATTCGCGCATGCCAAATACGTTGAGAACAAAGCGAATGGTCCCGCCATTATTCAAGAATTGAAAGCGACTGTGGACGGTCTGATCGACGTGCAGCCTGACGGTGACAAGACTGCGCGCATGTTCGCGGTCAGTACCGAATATCAGGCGGGCAATGTTGAGTTTCCTGCGCCAGGGATTGCGCCCTTCCCGGTGATGGACCATATCCGAGAGATCACGCGATTCCCGATGAAGCCCAATGACCGCGGCGATGCTGCGAGTCAGGCGCTCAAGATGATGCGACACAGGATGGGCATGTTGGATTACTACGAGAAGTTGGCGCGGAAAGACGAGGAAGCGTGAAGAACAGACTGATCATCCTCGCATTTCTTTTGCTCGCTGCCTTGCCAGTCTCCGCGCAGGTTCGCACGACAATTGCCGACCAGCTCATCCCGCCACAGAACGGCACTGTCGTCGGCCAGATGACCATCACGACGAATCAAACTTTTACGTCGTTGGATGGCTATACCGTTCTGATTGGGCAAAAAACCTACATCACACTCGATGCGACCGGCTCGTTCAGCGTGCAGCTTGTGCCGAACATCGGCGCATCGCCTTTTGGCACCAGTTACAGCGTGGATTATGCGACTTCGACCGCCCGCTTTCACGAAAACTGGGTCGTACCGCTGAGCGGCACTACGATTCATCTCAGCGGTGTGCGCGTGTTGTGGCCGACAGCGCCGGGCGTGATGGTGCCGATGGCCCAGTTGTTGCCGCCCCCCGGCTGCCCCAACAACTACTTTACGAAATGGACATCAAGCGGCTGGCAATGCGCAGCGGGATCTGGTGGCAGCGGTGCAGTCAGTTCAGTGTTTGGGCGCACAGGTGACGTTGCGGCTGTCGGTGGCGACTACACTGCCGCACAGGTCACAAACGCTTTTGACCTAAGTGCCAACAACAATCTTGGCACGCACTACTTCGACATTGGGCAACAAGTCGCACCAGCAAACCCTGCGGCGGGCTTTGGCCGAGTCTATTTCGATTCTGGAAGCGGCCTAATTGGCTGCATCAACTCGGCCGGCGCGAGTTGCATGCCGACTAGCGGGGGCGGTGGCGCGGTGTCATCCGTATTTGGACGCACTGGTGCGATCACTGCGACGAGTGGGGATTATTCTCTTGACCTGATTACCGCGACGTTTAGTTCGCCCTTGAGCTTTAGCGGATCGGGTGGGAGTGCGACCCTGGCATGCCCTACTTGCGAAGTGACGAGTCACAAGGGCGCAGTCAGCGGCTACGCCGGCCTGAACAGCAGCGGGCTAGTACCAGCGGCACAACTCGGTGGGGGCACGGCAAACGCGAATACCTTCCTGAACGGCGCGCAGGCTTACGTCACGATCGCATACTCGCAGGTTTCCGGCACGCCCACTGCGCCCGCGAACACCCCAGCCGTCGCAAATCAGTTCATCACGGCCTACAATTCAGCCACAGGCGTCTTCAGCCAGGCGCAGCCGTCGTATTCAAACCTTCTTGGCACGCTTCCTCTGTCGGCCACACCTCTGACCACGAATGGCGACCTGTGGACGGTCAGCGGTGGGATCCTCGCACGCCTTGCCACAGGCACCAGCGGCCAAGTCCTGCATGGCACGAATATCTGGGCTCAGGTCAATCTAGCCTCGGAAGTGACCGGAAACCTGCCTGTTGCCAACCTGAACGGGGGCTCTGGCGCGTCGTCTTCGACTTACTGGCGAGGCGATGGAACCTGGGGTACACCTTCAGGTGCGGGCACGGTTACGAACTCCGCAGGCAATCTGACGCTGAATGCCGTGGTCGTGGGCAACGGTGGCTCAGATTTGAAGGTTCTGGCCTCCCTGGGCACCACAATAACAGTCCTGCATGGCAATGCCTCTGGGCTGCCTTCCTTTGGCGCTGTGGCGTTGGGAACCGACGTCTCTGGCACGCTGCAGGCCGGTCAAGAGCCTGCCCACACGGGAGACGTCACGAACTCGGCCGGGTCGCTGACTTTGACCGCAATCCGCGTCAATGGCACTACGGTCCCCACGAACTCAGCAGCCGATCAGCTCCTGAATACAACCGCCGCGGCTACCGGCCAATGGGCCACAATTCCTTCCTGCCTGGACTCAGCCGGAAACCATCTGAATTACAGCACCACGACGCATGCGTTCTCTTGCGGAACGACTTCGAGTGGTGGAGCGACAATTCAGGTCAATGGCACCAACACCTCGAATCAGTCCACGATCAACTTCCAGAACGGTGCGACTGTTACGGGCATTACAATCAATGCGTCGAATCCGAGTGTGGGCAATGTACAGTTCGCCATATCGGGCACCTTGACCGATGCCGGACTGGGCAGCGCGTATTCGGGCGTGGGTTCCTGCTCGGCAAATCAATGGGTGAACGCACTCACGCGCAACACAGCTCCTGGGTGCGCGCAGCCAGGCTTCTCGAATATCAGCGGCACACTGAATCTGGCCACGCAGGTCACCGGGAATCTGTCCATCAACAACTTGAGTGGTGGCACCGGCGCCAGCTCGAGTACGTTCTGGCGTGGTGATGGCACATGGTCCGCTCCTTCGGGCACGCTATCCAGCGGCACTACTTACGGGATGGCGTACTACACCGGTTCGACCACAGTGGGCAGCCTGACGCCTCCAACGGCAAACGGGAACTACGTGTGCGGCTACAACGTCGTGGGTGGCGTTGCTGTGGCCCCAACCTGCACGATCCCAGGTGTTCCCGTCAACGCATTCGTGGGCACGTCCGATACCGTCACGTCAGCGATGAACGCAGAACTGCTGACCACGAGCAACGGGTCAGCCACAACCATGACGGGTCCAACGCTAGCTGGAAACATCGTGTTCAGCGTGTTCAACATTGGCGCTGGGACCGTGATTTATACCCCGGCATCGGGTTCGCAGACAGGATTCGGCAAGCTGCCGCAGTATGCTTTCGGCTTCCAATACACCGACAACACCAACACGTTTTTCCCGATCATGCCGACCCTGCAATCCTTCCCCAGTTGCTCGACGGGGTCCAGCGCATTGACGTTCACCACAGCGACCGGGTTGTTCGGTTGCAACTCCATCACTGGCGGCTCGACTGCTCTGCCTTTGACGGTCAGTGGGACGGTCACGTCGGGTGGCATTCCGTACTTCAACTCAACAGTACAGGAAAGCTCTTCGGCAATTCTGAATACGAACGTGCTAGTCCGCGGCGGTGGTGCAGGAGGCGCGCCGAATAATTCCACGATCACGGACAATGGGACGACGGTCACAACGACAGCGACAAGCGGATTCGTTGGGCCAGCGTTCACGGCGAATGGTTCAACCGCCGGCTATTTCCAATGCACGCAGGGAACCGCGAACGGTCATGCAACCGCGAATACAATCACATTCGAGTGCCCGGCAGCGGTCACGGCTTTTGAGATTGTTCTGCCAGGTGCTGCAGCGACAGGCTTCCCCTACTGGACGAACAGTTCGGGCGTGGTCACAGAGAGCATCGTAGCCAGCATTGCGCTGACGAACCTTTCGACGCAGGCTGCGGACACGGTCCTGCTGAATGCGACGGGGAGCGCTGCGGCACCGACAGCGGTAGCACTGCCGAGCTGTTCTACTGGAACGAGCGCGCTGACGTATAACACCACGACTCATGCGCTGGGCTGCAATTCGATCTCCGGTGGTTCGTCTGTGTGGTCTGCCTTGACGGCACCAACGGCATCCTTGGCAATCACGATGCCGGTAGGCGACAATACCCAGTTCACTTATTCGGGCAACACTAGCACGAACAACCTGTTCTCGCTGATTGACGCGACGGGAAACACGGGCACGGGCGCGCTGCTAGAAGTTCATTCTGTTGGAACTTCTTCAATTCATCCATTCCAAATCACCGCGCAAGGCACTGCGAACGGGGTGCAGATGTCGAGCGCGGGGACGTTGGCTGCCATCGGCACGGGCACGATCAACGCCACGAGCGTGAATGGGAACACCTTCCCGGCATCTGCGGGCTTCACGCAAGGCGGCATCCCCTGGTATTCGAGCACATCTGCGGAGTCTTCGACCGCCCTTCTGGCATCCGGTGGAGTAATGATTGGCGGTGGCACTGGTGCCGCGCCGAGCACGTCTGTCAACCTGACATATTCTTCTCCCACACTGACGATTGGCGTGGCTGGCACGACGACGGGCATTCTGAAGATCGCTTCTGTGACGGCGACGGGCAGCGTCAGCCTGACGCCCGCATCTGCTGCGTCCGCTTTTACGATTACCCTACCAGCACTGACCGGCACAGCGGTTGTCACGGCCTCGACTGACACGACCACGACTCATGCATTGTTTGCCACAGCAACGGCGGGTGCCCCTGCATACCGTGCGATCGCCGTCGGCGACCTTCCGAACATCCCACTGAACCAGGTTGTCACACCTACGGGCGCAATCACGGCAATTGCTCTAGGTAACAATCCGTTCGTGATTAATTCGGCTGCCACAAGTTCTGCTCAGTCGGTATTTACCATTACCGAGGCAACGGCTGCGACATCGGCAGGCACAGCGAATCTCTTGAACCTGACCACGATCTCGGGCTCGACCCTCATTCCTTTGAGTCTCACGCAAGCCACTGCTGCCTCTGCCGCTGATGCGCCCTTAGCAATCAGCGCAGCGGGTGGTGCTGGCGGGGCAAACGGCGGAGCAACAAACCCTGGTAAAAAGGGTGGCGGGTTCACCTTTACGACAGGCGTCGGGTCGAACGCAGGTGCAACCTCAGGCACGGGCGGGGCCGGCGGAGACATCACCCTTACGACCAGCAACGGCGGGACAGCCGCAGTGGGCAGCACAACTGGCAAGGGCGGCGACTTCATCGTGAACTTGGGATCTGCGGGCGCCACGGGTACGGCCGGCGCTTCTGGTAAGGCAATCATCGCCGGTGGCACGGTGGCCGGTGCAAACGTAACCGACTTCCTGAATATCACGGGAACGTGGAACACAACCGGCGTGGCAGATGCCGCAGTGCACGTCAATGTGACGAATACGGCGTCGGGCACAGGTTCGCTGCTGATGGATTTGGCCATCGGCGGAACGCCAGTATTCAAGGTTGATAAAGCTGGAAACGTGACGACCGTGGGCACGACGGCTGGCTACTTCCAATGTACGCAAGGCTCGGCCAATGGGCACGCCACGGCGAATACCGCAACGCTGGAATGTCCAGCAGGGGTTACGGCATACGAGATTTTACTCCCCGGAGCAGCGGCCACAGGCATCCCGCTCTATACGAACGCTTCCAGCGTGATGACGGAATCAATTCTCACTTCAGCGGCTGCAGGAGACTTACTCAAGGGCGATGGCACAACCTGGGCGAAGTTCGCAGGCAACACTTCCGGCACAAAGTTCCTGCAGGAAACTTCCGGCGGCACGGCAAGCTGGGCATCGCCAACGCTTGACCTTCTCTCTGCGGCTGCAGCTTCGACGACTTATGCGAACGGGAACTTCCCCATTTTCTTCAACAACAACCAGACGACGGCTTCGCAGGTTGGGCTAACCATTGGCGAAACTACAGCGGCGACGAACGGCGCTGGTGCGCAGTACGAAGCGGAAATCAAGACGCTCGTCGGCTCAACCGCCAGCCCGCTCAAGGTCGATAACTCGCTGAACGGATCGCAGACGCTTTGCACCCTTTGCCTTCTGCCTACTTGGAATACCACAGGCGTAGTGACTGGCGTAATCTTTGTGAACACAACCACGGGCACCGCGGGCACGGGATCTATGCTCATGGATCTGCAGAATGCGAGCGCGTCACAGTTCAGTGTGGACAAGACTGGTGCTGTTCTGGCCGCCGGAATCATCCAATCGACGCTGGGAACAAAGAGCATTACCGGCGCGGACTACACCAATTCCACGAATACAGCCTCTACAGTTTTTAGCTGGGCGCTTCCAGCAACTGCATCCGCCAAGACCTATAGATTCAATTGCAGCATGTTGTGGGAGAGCACAAATACCACTGTCACTGGCCCTCAGTTCGGCGTCAATCTTTCAGCCGCACCAACGCAGCTAACCGTCTCCACTGCCGTGCAAACTTCTGCTGCTGGAGCCACTGTTACCGGCTATATCTCAAACACCACGACCGGGCATCAGAACGTCGGCACTGGCACGGCCGGCGGTGCAACCACAACGAATTATCAAGCCGAAATTTGGGGCACGATTGAAGGAGCTGCTGTGGCTGGCAGCACTCTCATCATCGACGCAGCCGCACTCAGCAGCACCACTTCAACTTTGAATATCCGCCGCGGCGGGAGCTGCACACTACAATGAGAAAACTGATACCGCTTCTGATTCTGCTGGCCTACGCCGCGCCCTGCGCGTTGGCGAATAAGCTGTACATGAAGATCAATCCGAACTTGAACTCAAATCTTTTCGCCACCTACTACGCATCGGACCTAAACAACAACGCGGACTTCACTGCGGCGGTAGCTTCAGTGACGCAGACGACAGCCAGCCCCCCAAAGCAGCTTACAGCTACCTCTGGTGGGGCAAACCTTGCTTGGATTTCTCCTCCACTCGCCAGTGCCGTCACAATTTCGGGCACGGTTACATTCAACGGTTGGGGGAACGAGAATAACGCTTTGGCGAACGCCGGATTCGAGGTCCAGGTCATCAAGTACACCGCTGGAGCGGAATCCACGACGGTGATTGACAGTTCTTTCGGGACAGAGCTTGGCACGGGTAACGCCGCGAATAATTGGACCGGTTCACCGACGAGTACCACGTTTGCCATAGGTGATCGTATCGTCGTGAAGTGGTTCATCAATTCGGCCGGCGGGTCGATGGCCGCTAGTTATACGGCTACGATGCACTACGGTGGACGGACTACAGCGGCAACCGGCGATACGTACGTCAATTTCACCGAGACGCTTTCTTTTCAAGCCGAGCCTCAGTTGATCCAGACAGAAGCGGGGGCTTCGGGCGGCGGCAATACCAACGTGATTTATTGGGACAATAACACGGTGGCAGGTCACGCCATCATTTGCAGTGCGCAGTGGCTCGACCAGGCTGGAACACTCACGTCTTTTGCAGACAGTGGGAGCAGTTCCTACACCGTGATTGATGGCCCGACGCACACGGGCAGCACTATCACTTCGTATGTCTGGTATGCCAAGAACGGAGCGGCATCGTCTTCGGTAACGACAACAATCACGAGTTCGCCAAGTGACATATATACCGACTGCTTCGAGTTCGACGGATTGGATAACACGGCGGCTGCGGACATCACGCACGCTGCCGGGGGAACCTCGGCTCCTTCGATGACCACGGGAGCGGGGTCAAATACCAACTATGCCTACGAACTGGTCGCCGCCAATTTCGCCAGTGATCAAGCGGGAGGCGCGGGCCAACCTTTCACTGCCGGGTCGGGATATTGGGGAGTAGGAACTGGAGACGTGTTGCAGTTCGATGAGTTCTACGCAACACAATCAACGGTGGCTTCGCCAACAGCTACGGCAACGAACGGCAATTCCGGGAACCACTATTGGGGAGTTCTGATGACCTTGAAGGGCGCATACCAGCCATCCGTGAGCGGCACGGGCGCGATCGGCGGGCACGCCGTCGTCGGCGGAAAGGCAGTCATCGGCCCATGAACGCTATGTCGAAAAGACTCTTTCTTTTTGCATCACTGCTTGGATTGTTTGCCCCTGCCGCTTTTGGTTTAGGCTGCGACGGTAGTGGTAACTGCTACGTGCTCGCCAGCGCAACGGGAACGCACAGCGGAGCAAATTGGACGAATGCCTACACGGGATTCGGGACTGGCGGAACTCAGGTGAACCCTGCTTCGCTTACCCGGGGCGTCACTTACTGGGTAGGAACGGGCAGCTATACCGCGCCGAACTTTAGTACGTCCGACAGCGGGACAACGCGCATCTTCATCGAGGGTGTGACTGCCGCGAACCACGGCCCAGCAGGTGATTGGAGCAGTGGCTTTGCGGGGCAAGCCGTATTCTCAAACGAGACATCGTTCACGACAGACTACTGGACGGTCAATGGACAAGCGGTGTCGGGCTGCAGCTACCCCAGCAACAACACGGCCTGCTACACGCTGAAATTCTGGAACGTCAACACGTCCTGTCCGAATGATTGTGGAGCTATCAATCTTTACGATTCGTCGCACTTCACGGCTCAATACGTGGAGATAGAGGGCACGGGGAGCGGATTTCCCAACAACAACTCTACTGCTGACAAATGTTCGTCGGACAACTGCGGCATCTGGCAGGACGATGCCATCTATCAACAATCATCGTCTTCTGGAACCTGTAGTTATCTTTACGTTGGGCATTCTTATGCCCACCACACGGGAAACACTCAGTTTCAAATGAACTACGGCCTTAACGACTGGGCCACGTTCGAGTACAACTGGATCAGCTACAATCACACAGGCCAAAACGGTGGCCACGATGAAGGATTCGCCGCCGTTTTCTCTGACCTGACCGTTCGTTACAATGTATTTCAGGACATCGACTACAACGGGAATTTGGCCGATTCCGATGCTGGAACCGTTACCATCACGAATTGGTATTTCTACGGCAACATCTCGTTTTGGGATGCAGCATATCGTGCGCTCAACTTGGGTTCCTATGGCATCGGGATTCAAAACTGGGGCATTGTGGACATGCTGGGCGATAACTACAACGGTGTTCTGTACGTAGTCCACAACACGCTTGATGGATATACGAATGGCATCCTGTACGACAGTCAGGAGCTTTCCGGCCCTCCACATAACAGCGGACAGAACGGCACGATTACCGGAAACATCGTTACCTACGATGAAGACAATCTCTTGGTTGGAGGGTCGAATACAAACCCTAGTTGCTGGGGGAACGGCGGTTACTTTTGGAACTCCATACCTGGGATGACCTACACGTGGGATTACAACGCATACTACCAGGGGGTGGCTTCTTCTTGCTACAGCGATACGAACACACACGGCTATATCGTCAGCGGGGCGGGAGCAAACCCGTTTGTGAATGAAACCGCGTCCACAATTGCGGGTTTCGCACTTACTACCCCCGACCCGTTCCTGAGCCACCCCGGCGTGAGTATTTCCAATGTTGGCAGTTCTACCTACTACGATGGCAACGTGACGACCGCCGTTCACAACTTCAACGTGGATATGAACGGCAATACATTTGGTGCGAACGGCACGATTGACCGGGGGGCGTTGCAACTTCCTCTTTCTGGCCCGCCAGTCGCGGCGCCAGCCACACAGGTCTTTGCAAAAGCACAATAAAGGAGAATCACGTGAAACACCGTTGGATGGGAATAATCGGGCTTTTCTTTTTGATTCCGGTACTGCTGCTGTTTTGGCCGAACAAACGCCAAGTGGTCAAGGCGCAGGCCGTGCAGCATGGCGTCAACGTGACGTGGACAGCAGGCACCCCAACTGCGGGGCAGGTCGCCGCTACGGGGTGGAAAGTGGATCGTTCGACCGTTACCGGAGGGCCTTACACGCAGATCGCGGCAGTCACCGTCACCAATTACCTCGACACCACAGGCACGGCCGGAACGAAGTATTTCTACGTGATCGTGGGCACCGCGCCTGGAGCGATTGATGCCAACTCGAGCCCAGAGGCCAGCGCAACTTTTTTAGCGCAAGCGGCAGCGGCGGTGTCTCCGGTTGCAACAGCTCAGTAACTCCATAGGAGGAAAAAGTGTCAACGATTCTGGCGCGAATCGCTTTCGCTTGGAGAGTTCTGATCGGCAGGGTTGATCTGGAAGGGCGATGCACATTGGACCACGTTCCCGCCGGTCACGTTGTGATTCAGGCCGACCAGCATGCAGCCCTCGAAAAAGCGGCAGCGGAGTTGACCTTCGCACGCGGCTACATCTCGCGGGTGGAAGAGAAGAAGTACGTTGAAGGCGTGAAGGACACATTCGGTCTGAGTTGAACGCCGGTGGCCGGCTGGGATTACCTGCTACGGCCGCCCCAGCCGACTCTACGATGCACGGGCCCGGTCTTTCCTGAATCGCGTTCCGCGTAGTAGCAGTCAACGCAGACGTTAAGTGCAAAGGTGCCGAAGTTTAGGCCAACTGCAGGCTGGCCTTAGCGACGAACACGGTCGAACGATAACACAATGAGCGTTCCGAAGACCAGCATTATTCCACGGCCAATGTCCCGGGCGGACTATGACGTCTTCATGTCGCCCCTGCCGCCGCTGAAGCCGACGGTCACTGATGGCGAACCGCGCCGGCTGGATTATCCAGTCGGCTACAACATCTCGTACATGCCGCGGAGCTACGAGGGAATCTCCTTCGAGCAGTTGCGCATGCTGGCTGACACGGACTATCTGACACGGACCTGCATCGAGACGCGGAAGGATCAGGTATCGAAGATGGTTGTTCACTTCGGACTGAAGAAAGAGGATGCAGACGAGCCCGACTCAAAGGTAAAGAAGCGCAGTAAGAATGACTCGGGCGTGGATGACGTTCGCAAGTTCTTCGAGCGGCCAGATGGCGAACACGATTTCCACGAATGGACGAGGTTGTGGTTTGAAGACCAACTCGTAGCGGATTGCGCCAGCTTGCTCGTCGGACGGGATTCAAAGACCCAGAAGGTGACTCGCTTCGTTCCCACCGACGGCGGCACCATCGGCATCCGCCTCGGGCCGGACGGCACCACACCCAAAGCGCCTTTTACCGCCTACCAGCAAATCGTTAAGGGTCAGATCCTTTGCGATCTGAACACGAATCAGCTCGTCTACATGCCGCGCAACCTGCGCACGCATCGCGTCTACGGCATGAGCCCGGTCGAGCAAATCATCTTCATGATCAACTTGGGCCTGCGGCGCGACGTTTCGCGGTTGGCCGAGTACACCTCAGGTACCATCCCTGACGCTATCGCACAGGTGCCTCCCGATTGGTCACCGGACCAGATCGAGCGGTTCCAGCGCGCCTTCGACGCAGCACTGGAAGGCAATCTGGCTGCCCGGCGGATGCTCCGTTTTATCCCGTCACTGGGTGAGAAGGGGCCCGGGCAGATCACCTTCGCCAAGAAAGATATGCTGCTCGATCAGTTCGAGGAGTGGCGTGCGCGTATCGTAGCATTCTGTTTCTCCCTGCCGCCTACGGCATTCGTCAAGATGATGAACCGGGCCAGCGGCCAGCAGCAGCAACGGCAGGCGCTCGAAGAAGGTTTCGAGCCGTCAAAAGTCTGGATTCTGGAGAAGCTGAATTACCTGATCCAGGCTCCGCAGTACCTGAACTTCCCTGACATTGAGGCATCCTTCGATGATGACGTTGAAGTTGATCCGCTGGTGCAGGCGCAAGTCGACAAAATCTACATAAGCTGTGGGAAAAGTTCCGTGGACGAACTGCGCATCCGCGACGGCGAGGAGCCGTGGGGCATTGGGCCGTTCATCCTGACCCAAACCGGCCCGATCATGCTGGACGACGTGAAGAGTGGCGATGGGCGCGTCAAACCGGGCGCGCCGAAGCCTATGCTGCCGCCAGCGAACGGAGCAAGCGGCGGCGTACCAGGAGCCAAGGCACCTGCCGCAAAGCCGCCCTTGAGCGAATCTAGGGCCAAATCCGCGGAGGTTGCCAACAAGTTTGCGCTCGAGCTGGCCAAAGTCGAAAAAAAAAAGATTGTGGTAACGACGGGAAAGCTGCCCGCACGGGTTGAGAAGCGGATCGGCCGGCTGGCAGGGGTACTAGGACGCTTCCTGAAGAAGCAAGGGAAGTCGATTGCGGCCAAGGTGGCAGACCACTATGCGGAAGTCACCAAGACGGATGAGGACGAGATCGACCGCATCGTGCGGTCCATAGAGCTCGAATGGGACGCGATCGTCACTTCCTCGCAGTCGGCCATCGAGGAAACAGCCCAGGAAGTCGCGCGCGATGTGCTGGTGGAAGTGGGCGTGACGGACAAGGCAGTGTTCGATCAGGTGAATCAGGCAGCCGTGGATTTTGCTCGGGACCGTGCCGCGGAAATGGTGGGCATGAAATGGGACGGCGACACACTGATCGAGAATCCGAATCCGCGCTGGGCTATCACCGACACCACACGGGACGCCCTGCGCGACACCGTGACTCGGGCATTTGAGGATGGACTTGGGCCCCAGGCGCTGGAGGATTCGATTGCGGATTCGTTTCAGTTCAGCGAAACGCGCGCCGAGATGATTGCACGGACGGAGCTGGCAAAGGCGCAGATTCAAGGAGCCCTGTTGGGCGCGGCGAGCAGTGGCGTCAGCATGAAGAAGGCCAGCATCCTCGGGTCGATGCACGACGGCGACGATGAATGCGACGATGCCGCAGACGATGGAGAGATTGATTTGGACGAGACGTTTTCAACGGGTGACGATGGGCCACCGTATCATCCTAATTGTGTATGTGACTTAGTAATAACGTATTCAACGGAAGCAGAATGAGACAGCATCTCTGGATAAATGCTTGGAACTGGTTGCTTCCTTGGGGTCTGAGAGTGCGCTTGTACTACTGGATTTTCCCGAGATTGGGGCGCAAGCAAGAAATGCTTGGAAGGCACTCTTTCTGGCATGACTGGTTTCATTTGATAGACCAATGATGACGGTCGAACAGTTGGCGGGTCGCATTCACGCCATCGTGCATGAAGTGTGCGGCACGGTCGAAACCTGTGACGCGCATCCCGGGGAAGTGACCGATCTGGAAGCCGAGGAAATCATGCGGCGCGTGGGAAAGATTTTGACGGGCGAGGCGCGCAAGAACTTCAAACCTGCGGAAGTTATCGAGAAGCCGATTGTCACAGGGAGTTCGGCGGGAGTCAGAACTGTGACACGCAGGCGTGGTGGAATCAGCGTCAAATAAAACCATGCCCTATTCATCGATCAGCGAAGTTCCCTCCTACGTTCCGCAGGAGAAGCGAAAGCAATGGCTGGATGTGTGGAACAGCGCACACGCGAAAGCGAAGAAGGAAGGCAAGAGCGACAAGGACGCCGAAGCGTCCGCATTCGCGCAGGCCAATGGAGTAGCAGGACCGAAGTCAACGGAGAAATCTATGAACGACGCGACGAATCAAGAGTTTGGATTCTTTAAGCTGGTCAAAGCAGATGCCAGAACGCACACGATTCATGGCGTCGCTGCAGCCGAGGTGCCGGACAAAGTTGGCGAGATCTTTGACTACGAATCCTCGAAGCCACTTATCAAAGCGTGGAGCGAAGAACGGTTTAGGGACAGCGGCGGGAAAAGCCTCGGTAACGTCCGTGAACAGCATACAAGCCGGGCAGTTGGAAAGTTGACCGACCTACTTTTCAATGATGCCGCAAAGCAGATCGAAGTGGACGCTGGAATTGTCGAAGATGACGTATGGGCAAAGATCGAAGAGGGAATCTATGCCGGATTCTCCTTCGGCGGGCGGTACGAAAAGAAGTGGAAAGACGACAAGAACCTGACCCGTTACACAGCACGGCCCTTTGAACTGACCGTCTGCGACAATCAGTGCGTCCCAGGCGCCTCCTTCCAAATGGTGAAGTCCGATGGAACGGTAGAGATGCGGAAATTCGCCGAACTCAACAAAAAGAGCGTGGGAGAAAAACGCAAGGGAGGCGTGCTGTACCTCGTCCACGAAGGCGAAAACGGCCATTTGCCGTACACCCATGAAGATGGCAAACCCAACCATAGGCTCATGGGTGCGGCCTGGGCTGCATTGCACGATGGCTACCGCGGCAACAAGTATGAAGGGCCGAACAAAGAAGCGGCGATCTCAAAGCTGACGGCAATCTACAAAAAAGAAGGCATGGAGACGCCGGGCAGTGGAACCGAAAAGCTAGCAAAGTCTTTGTGGGATGTGGGCCGCATGGCCGACCTCCTGCAAACCATTTACTCCGTCCAGACCTGCCTCGAAGCTGAGGCGGAATGGGAAGGCGATGGTTCGGATATTCCTGCGCGCCTGAAGACGTGGTTAACGGAGGGTGTGTCGATTCTGACAGACCTCGCGGAGGAAGAAGGCCAGGAACTAATTTCAAAGAAAGAAGGAGACGAGTCTATGACACCGGAACAAACGGCGTTGCTCGAAAAGGCCACTGGCCTGATTGACCGCGTCGATAAGTTGGAAAAGATGGCTGCGCACCACAAGGCGCACGTCATCGCCATCAAGGGACACCACGAGGCGATGGCAGCGCACATTGCGGCGCTGCACGACGGAGCTGACGGCAAGGACGGCGCCGAGAAGCTGGCGAAGGAAGCTGCGGCCGCATCTGCCCCGGCAGCCGCTGCCACTCCGACACCCAACGCCGAAGTCGAAGCGTTGAAGACCGAAGTCGCCGACCTGAAGAAAGGCTTCACCGATTTCCTCGAAGAACTCGGCAAAGCATTTCCGAAGAAGTCCGACCTGCCCGCTGGCGCGGTGGCGAAGGTTGCCGGGGGCACCCTCGAAAAGGGCAAGGAAGGCGCTCCTGCGGAAGAGGCTCCGCGTGAAGTCACAACCCCGGGCGGGAACAAGGTTGACTTGGCGAAGTTTGGCCGCGACACCCTTGCGAAGCCGCTGTTCGTCAACCCCACGATCGCGCGGTAGGCAGCAGAACTAAATCGAGTTTCAAGCACGCCGAACCAACGCCTACGGGCGTCAGGACGGCGTTTTTTGTTGCACAAATCTCGGCTCACCGGTTAGGCGCTGACCGCTGAAGCCACGGAGGAAAAGAGTTTATGAACGCTGAATTGTCTGCTTTGACCCAGCGCACACTCGCACTCTTCAAGGATGCGACGACCGCCGGGATCGCACAAAACACCGGGTTGGTTTACTACGACCTGGAAGCTCAAGCCAAGCGCCTCTATCCGGTGCTGACGCCCCTGCGGAATCAAACCGCCCGGGTGAACAAGCCTTCCGGATACGGCACGGCGGCTCACTGGAAGGCCATCACCGGCATCAATACCGGCTCTCCCGCGACCTACGTCGGAGTGCAGGAAGGGAAGCGCGGCATGGTCATGTCTTTGACGGAAAAGGACTACACCGCGACCTACAAGGGCATCGGGATTGAAAACCAGGTGACCTTTGAAGGGCAGTATGCCGGCGAAGGTTTCGATGACATGCGGGCTCTCGCGCAAATCACCACGCTTGAAGCATTGATGATAGGCGAAGAGCAAATGCTCCTCGGCGGAAACGCATCGCTCACACTCGCACAAGTGACGTTCCTTGGAACGCCTGGCGTGGCGGCGGGCTCTGACGGCTCGTTCGGTGCAGTTCCGGTCTATTGCTTTTGCGTGGCACTGACCCCGCTTGGCGTAGCCCTCTGCGGCGGCGCAAACGGTTTCACCACTGCTGCCATCGCTGCGGGCAATTCGCCCAATCCGTCGTTCTCGCAGACCTCTGCGGGTCCATACAGCAACTCCCAGACGGTCAATGGCGGCGTCGGCGTGATTTCCGCGCAAGCCACCATCACGCCTGGCGCAACCCAACACATCACCTGGTCGGTCAACCCCGTTCAGGGTGCGGCTGGCTATGCCTGGTACCTTGGAACAACCACTGGCGCGGCGAACTGCTCGCTCGTCGGTATCACCGACATCCCCATCATCGTCACGCCCTCTCTTGGCACTGCAGGCAACCAGAAGGCCAACGCGACCGGCCTTTCCACTGACCACTCCTCGAACGCGACATCGTTCGATGGGTTCATTACCCAACTCATCAACGGCGGCGGCTACTATGCCTCGCTGGCCGGCGCGAAGTTTACTTCCGACACTCATGGCAGCGTCGTGGAAATCGACGCGATGTTCAAGTCCTTCTGGGACAACTACCGCTTGTGGCCGGATGAACTGTGGGTCGGCTCGAAGCTGGCGAACGAGATCACCCAGATCGTGCTCAGCGGCACCTCGAATCCGGTCTACAACATCATCATGCCCAACGAGAAGTCCTCGCAGGGCGAAATCACTGCGGGCGCGCTGGTCACTTCCTACCTAAACAAGTTCAGCATGGAGGGCGCGAAGGCGACACCGGTTCGCCTGCATCCGAACATGCCTTCCGGGTGGCTCTTTGCCAACCTGAAGCACGTTCCCTACCCGAACGCGAACATCCCCGGCGTGGCGCGGGTCGTCACCCGGCAGGAGTACTACTCGAAGGAATGGCCCGTGATCCAGCGGACTTATGAGTATGGCGTTTACGCCGACGAAGTCCTGCAGCTCTACGTGCCGTTCGGGTTGGGCCTGATTCAGGACGTAGCCTAAAACGAAATCGCCGGCGGTCCATGACCCTACCAGCGTAGAGGCTGCAAGCGCCGCAGTCTTCGGAAGTGATGGGGAGTTTCGAGAAGGAGGCTCCCCTCATTTCTGCAGGAGAACACGATGCCGCAAGCGGACCCCACAGATCTTGTTGACCTTTCTGACTTGAAGGATTGGATTAGCATTCCTTCAACTAACAATGCCGACGACACGCTACTCTCGCGCCTGATCACCGCTGTCTCGAATCAAATCTACAGCCGTCTTTCCCGCCCAGCTTTGGGCTTCACCATTCCTTCCTCATTCATGGAAACCCGTGACGGTTCTGGAACGCCTTCGATGATCGCGCGCAACTTCCCGATCACAGCGGTTTCCGATCTAACGGTAGATGATATTGACATCCCATTTTCTCCTGATGGCGTACAGCCTGGATTCGTATTCGACAACTACACCATCATGCTCGTGGGCGGCGGCTACTACTCCTGGCAACGCAACGACATCGGCTCGATGTCACCTTACGGCATCTTTCGTGCCGGAAAGCAGAACGTGAACATTTCCTACACCGCGGGTTACGCCCAAGTTCCCGGCGACCTCGAACAATACGCGCTCGAAATCTGCGCGCTCAAATACATGAACAGGAAGCGCATCGGAATCAAATCCAACAGCTCGAAAGGGGGCGAGTCGGCAACTTTCAGCAACAGGGAAGAGGCCGAGGCCATTATGAAGGAAATTGAGAACCGCTACCGCATCGTCGTCACGGTCATGCAATGATCACCATTTCGTTCAACGGGACCGACAAAATCCTGATCGAAAAGTTTGTGCGCATGGGCGACAAGCTCGTCGGAGATGTGGCCGTAGCAATGCGCAGGGAAATGTACGATCTGATGGCCTACATCAAATCGACCAAACTATCAGGCCGGCCTGGACTTCGGCACCTCACGGGAAATCTAAAGCATTCGATGTTCCCCTCCACCTATCAGGAATCACGCACATCGGTGATTGGCAAGGTGGCTGTGGGGCGAGAAGCGCCTTACGCTAGATACCAGGAAGAAGGCCGAACAATTCCTCCGTTCGACGCGAAAAACAAAAAAGCTCTCTCCAACATCAATTCCCTCGGTGCGCGTCATGGAGACGCTATCTGGGGACCGTATCGCAGGAAAAAGAAGGTAACAATACTTCCCGCGCGCCCGTTCATGCACACGTCGCTGCAAGAGCGCCGCATGGTCATCATGGCCGGACTCAGAAATGCCGTAAACAAGAGTGTCATCGGATGAGAGCCGCACGCGAAGCGATTTACACGGCGTTTTACAACCAGATCTCGCAAGCTGTCGGCTTCAACACGATCAGCCGCACGCCGATACCCGAGGCGAAGCTGGGCACGGCACGGCTCCCGGCACTGGAAATCCTCGTCGAGGAAGAAACACCGTCGTTCAAAGGCCTAGGCATCCCACTTTACTGGACGCTGCAAATATGGGCGATCGTGTACGTCGATACGGGCGATAACTCCGTTCCAGGCTACGCGGTGATCAACAACATGCTCGATGCAATTGACGTGGCGCTGCGTCCCGATCCAGCCACGGGAAGGTTGGCGCTCAAGGACGCAAACGGAAACGAAATCGCCGTGGATTGCAGGTTCGCGGGAGTGGGCCAAAAGGACCCCGGATACCAGATAGGAATCGGCGCTGCATTAATCAAGATCGACATCATCACCACAAGTTAAAGGGAGGGATTTTCTATGTATCTGTTCAACAGTGGCGTAATGGTATTAACGCCGAACGCTGGAAACCTATCTGCATTCCCGACGCCGCTGGCGCTCGGTGTTCTGCAGGAGGGCAGTCTGAAGGTGACTTTCGAACAAAAAGAGTTGTACGGGCAATTGCAGTTTGCGGTGGACGTGGCGCCGGGGAAAGGGAAAATTGCTGGAAAGGCGAAGTTCGCTTCTCTCACCGGGAAGATGCTTACCGATAATATCTTCGGACAGACTACGGCGACGGGCTACAACTCGCCGATGTACAACGAAGGGCCGACAGCAATTCCGGCCACACCGTTCACGATCACGGTCGTCAATGCGACGAACTTTATCGCGGATTTGGGCGTGATCAACGCGGCAACGGGCATTGCATTCACGCGGATCGCCACGGATGGCAGTGGCACTCCAACGACTGGGCAATATTCCGTATCGCTCACCGGCGCGAATAAGGGGAAGTACATCTTCTCCTCGGCTGACAATGTCTCGGGAATCAGCATCAAGATTTCCTACATCTACTCGGTGGCAAGTGGCGGCCAGTCGGTTACACTCAGCAATCAACTCATGGGATTTGGTCCGGTCTTGGCAGCGGACATGTTTATTCAGTACCAAGCGCAAGTCACTTTGGCGCGCCTGAAAGCATGCCGCATAACGAGCTGGGACTTCCCTACGAAACAAGGGGACTATTTAATTCAGGACATCGAGTTTGCCGGATTCTCTGACGCTTCTGGAAACTGGTTGGAATTGGACTTCAGCCAGTAATTTTTCCCACGCGGTCACCCCAAGGAGGGAGAGCGTCTTGCCCCTGCGCTCTCCCTTTTTTATTGCTCCGTAGAAAGGACTCTTCATGGCGCTGGAAGAACGCAAGACCGTCGAACTGAGCGGCAGGGACTTTGTATTGACCCCGCTGAACCTGCTCGACATGCAACTGCTCGAAAAGATTGGTGTGGATGCGCAGGCCGGAACCATCACGGCGCGCGACTCCATCATCCAAACCGCAGAGATTATCTTTCGTTCGGCGCAAGTTGCCGATCCTTCCCTGAAATCCGATGACGTGAAGCGTTGTCTCACGCTTCGCAACTTTCCGCGGGCGATGAAGGCGTTGCTGCAGGTGTCCGGCCTGGTCAGCGAAGACGTGCCAGAAGAACAAAAAAAAACCGAAAGCCCGGCTTCGGAATCGACTGGGACGACATCTATGGAACCATCATCACCGCAACCACCTGGAGATTCGACGAAGTGGACCGTCTGACCTGGAAGCGGGTCATGTTGTTGATGAAGTATTGGTCAAATAATCCGCCGACGCACATTACTTCAGCAGCACTCGCGGGCGTCTATCGGAAAGAAAGACCCACGCACGGCGGCAGTGAACCCGTTTCAACTCTGATGTCCATGCCCGGCGTCTCGATCAAGCGAAAGAACAATGGCTGACAACATCCTCGAAATTCAGGCGCGAGCCGATTTCAGCGCCCTCTTCGGCGAAAGCCAAGCTGCAGCCGCCTCAATTGAAGACTCTTCCAAGCGTATCAAGACCGCGATGGAGAGTGCAGGCGATGCACCGAAGAAGATCCAATACTCCATAATGGAGGCGCGGCACGCGGCTAGCGGCTTTGGCGAGGAAATTGGAATCAGGATTCCTCGGGTATTGGGTTCGTTTTTGGCACAATCCTCCACCATTGGTCCCATCCTCGCTTCAGCTTTCTCGGTGGTAGCTATTGGCATGTTCGTTCAGGTGCTCGCGCAAGTTCCCGAAGCGATCGACAAAATCATCGCCAAGTTCACGGGATGGGACGATGCGGCGCGCAAAACCTACAACGACATCATCAGCGACAACAACCGTCTGCTGATGAAGAACGTTGAATTGGCGGACAAACAAGAGGCGCTGAATCTCATTGGCATTACCGGGTCACAGAAGTATGCGCGCGAAATCCTGAATGTCGTTGATTCGCAGGAACGCTGGGGCAAACTGGGTGAAGTGCTCGCTCAGAAAGCTGCTGACCTAAATAGGCAGCTAGACGCAATAAAGAACAATGCGGCGGCAACCGTTCGCGGTCCAGCATTTCTGTATAACTGGATAACAGGAATGGACAAGGACGCCAAGGCCTTAGAGGAACAGTTAAAGGCCGTCACAAAAGCTCAGGAGGAAGTTGCGGAAAAAGGAGCAGAAAAAGGGCAGCAGGTCCCTGGGCTCCGTAAGGAAGAACAAATCGCAGTCATTCACGAAACTATGGAGGCAGCTAAGGAAGCGGCCCGACTGCAGCGTGAACAGACCCTGGCAGCGTTGAACGACGAGGAAAGGGCCGCAAAGGAACGAACGCGCCTCGCCAAAGAAGAGGCCAAGGAGAACGAAGCCGCCAACAAGGAAATGGAGCATGCAGCCGAGGAAGCTGCGAAAGCAACAGAAAAAGCCTGGGAGAAAGCGTGGGAGGCCGTCGTCCGCGCACAAGACAAGGCGAACAAAGAGGCGGAGCGGGCCAAGAAAAAGCTGCAGCATGAATTTGACGAGATGTTCCGGCCGATGAACCGTGCAATGGATCAGATGGTCGATGGGCTGCTCAGAGGAAATCTGCGCATTGGCGCGGCGTTCAGGGAGTTGGGCATCTCGATGCTGACGCCAATTTTAACAACCTTCGAGAAGGCCATCGAAGCACAGATCGAGTACAACCTGACCGCCGGGGCGATCGGCAAGGAACACGCACTCGCGGAGATCATGCGGGACGCCTATAAAGCGGCAGCGCGCATCTATGGCGAAGTACCATTCCCCCTTAATATACCAGCGGCGGCGGCCATGTTCGCAACTGTTATGGGCCTGGGCGCCGGGCTCCCATCGGCTGCTGGCGGTTGGGATGTTCCGAGTACGGGCGGGTTCGCATTGCTCCATCCGAAGGAAATGGTGCTGCCTTCCCATCTGGCCGAAAACGTGCGGCAGGGCGGCGGGGGCGGCGTTCACCTCCACGTTCACGCCGTGGATGCGAGAGGACTTGATGCCTGGTTCGACCAAAATCAGGACAGGCTGACGCGGACGCTGCAGCGGGGCATGCGCAAGCGAAATGCTTTCTGATTACTGGTTGACCCCAATGTAGTGGGCCAACATAAAGAGAAGGCCAAAGACGGTGATAGAGGCGATCACAGTGAAAAAGATCATCATTGCGCGCATTGACTGGGTCGCCTTGCGAATGTCTGCGAGAACAGCGTGATCAGTTTCAGTCTCAGCAATCTTTATGGTTTCGGTTTTTGCTTCCAGAGGATACATAGCGCCGACCTCCGGTCGGATAGTACGCCGGGCATCTAGCATGTGCAACATCATTTTACCGCGCAGTCCTGGCTG